TAATACTAGATAGATTATTTACTGATGACCTTGATAATCTAGATAATGCTGAATTCGATGGAGGTATTGAAGCAATATATGAGTACGAAGAACCAAAGGATTTAGAGTGGAGGAAGAAGTGGAGACCTTACGATAATTAGTGGTTTTTGTTATTCTAAGAATATTATACCCTATAATGGAAAGGCTGTAAATAAAAAAATACAATTAGTACAAAAAAGTATGTACATGTTGTATTTTATATGGTAGAATATATATGTAACTATGAAAAAGAAAGCCAGAGAGAAACCACATTATGTGAACAATAAGGAATTTTCTGGGGCAGTCGTTGCTTACGTGGAATCAGTAAACGAGGCCCGTGAAAACAAAATTGATGAACCCCGAATCACCGAGTATATTGGTAGCTGCTTTTTGAAAATTGCAGAAGGCCTTTCACATAAGCCAAATTTCTCAGGATACACATACAGAGAGGAAATGGTTATGGATGCTGTAGAAAATTGCATCAAAGCTATTATGAATTATGACGTCAAAAAGGCAACAAGAACAGGTTTACCAAACGCTTTTGCTTATTTTACGCAGATAACGTATTATGCATTTTTAAGAAGGATTGCTAAAGAGAAAAAACATCAAGATATTAAAGAGCTCTATATGGAACACTCTGGAGCAGAAGGATTTATGGATGTAGGCGGTTGTCCTGATGCAGCTGGTATTGTAGATCGTGTTAGATTTAAATCTCAGCTGATTCGTAAAAGGGATTCTGAAATTAGGAAGTTTGGTAAAGATCTAAAAAGAAAAACCCGCACCAAAAAGAAAATTGGTCTATTAGATAATTTTACTTAACATGAAGATAGCTCTTATAAATGATACTCATTTTGGTGTTAAAAATGGGTCTGATATATATTTGAATTATTCTCGTCGTTTTTTCGAGGAAGTTTTTTTCCCATACTTAAATGATAATGGTATCAGCGACATAATTCACCTCGGAGATTATTTTGATCATCGTAAATTCGTAAATTATAAAGTGCTAAAACATAACTATGATACATTTATTAGTAAGCTTTATGATAATGATATTTACATGGATATCATTCCAGGAAATCATGACGTTTATTACAAAAATACAAATAGTCTAAATTCTTTAGAATTAATACTGGAAAAATATAATGATCGTATTAATATACATACTGATCCAACAATAAAAAAATTCGATGGATTAGGAATTGGCTTTCTTCCATGGATTTGTCCTGAAAATGAAGAAGAATGCATGGATTTTATTCAAAATTCAAATGCTTCAATTCTTATGGGCCACCTTGAATTAGGAGGATTTAAGTACATGGGTAATGCAAATATAAAATCTCATGGTATGGATAAGAGCTTATTTAATCGTTATGATGCTGTTTATTCAGGTCATTATCACACAAAAAGCGTTGAAGGAAATGTCACTTACCTTGGAACTCAATATGAATTAACTTGGTCAGACGCAAATGATCCTAAGCACTTTCACATTTTAGATACTGATACAAGGGAATTGACTTCTGTATGTAATCCTATTGTATTGTTTCAAAAAGTATATTATGACGAAACAAAAATACCGACATTTAGTCGGAGTGATATCGAGAATACCTATATAAAGATTGTTGTCACTAATAAAACTGATTTGTACATCTTTGATAAATTCATGGAACAAGTATACGACTTTAACCCATACGAAGTGCGTATCATTGAATCTTTGGATGAATATTCTGGTGATAAAATCGATGATTCAGACGTCAAGGTCGATGATACTCCAACATTGCTAAATAGCTATATCGATGCTACAGAAACTAATTTAAATCAAGATGTTCTTAAAAAAATGATGCAAGAACTATTGATTGAAGCGCAAGCACAAGACACTATATAATGATTATATTTAAAAAACTTACTTGGAAGAATTTTTTATCAACTGGAAATAACGAATCTGTAATTTATCTTAACCGTGAAAAATCAACATTGATTGTCGGTTCAAATGGTGCTGGTAAATCTACTATGTTAGATGCTCTATCCTATGCGCTTTTTGGTAAACCTCATAGGAGCATTAATAAACCTCAGCTAGTCAATTCTATAAACAACAAAAACTGTTTAGTTACAATTGAGTTTTCAGTTGGATCTATAGAATACAAAATTATTCGAGGGATAAAGCCTAACATTTTTGAGGTTTATCGTAATGGTAATTTGTTAAATCAAGAATCACATAGTCGTGATTATCAAAAACTTATTGAGCAAAATATTCTTAAACTGAATCACAAATCTTTTCATCAGGTTGTTGTTTTAGGTTCATCAAACTTTATTCCATTTATGCAATTACCTTCGCATCAAAGGAGGAATGTGATTGAAGATCTTCTTGATATTGGAATCTTCACAAAAATGAATGGAGTTCTAAAAGAAAAAACAATACATCTTAGAAATAAGATGGCAGAAACCGACAACAGTTTAAATATTCTTAAAGAAAGGATTAGTCTCCAAACAAAACATATTGATGAATTAAAAAAGATTGATTCGTCACAAGAAGAAAAGCGTCAAAAAGAAATCGCAAATTTAAACGAAGAAATTGCTGAATTGCTAAAAAGTAATACTTCTTTACAGGATGAATATGACAAAGATTATGATTTAAGTTTAAAATTACATAATAAAGAAACATCAACTAGCCATGATTATGCTATAACTATCAATGCACTTAAACAGAAAATGGATGATGTTGTAAAAGAATCTATTTTTTATGATGAAAACGATTGTTGTCCTACTTGTTCACAGGATATTTCTGAAGATCTTAAAAAGAATAAAAACCATGAATGTAAAGCAAAAGCCAAATCTCTAAATGAAGACTATTATTCCGCAAAAGAAAAATTGAAGGTAGTTGAAGAAAATGTTAAGGTACTACATAAGAAAATAGTTCATTTAAACGAAGTTAATAGTAGTATTCTTAACAATCAAACACGGATTAACATTCTTAAAAATAGAATACAATCACTTTCGAAAACGATAGATAAGCAAGATAGTAGCGATGCGCAAGAAATTCTTTTGAACGATAGAAAAAAGCAAGAAGAGCTTAATGTTGTTAGAGTTGAACAAGCAAAAATCAGTTCTTATTTTGATGCCATTGGTGAATTGCTAAGAGATACTGGAATTAAGACAAAGGTTATACGTCAGTATCTCCCTATTATGAATAAGTTGATTAACCAATATTTACAGGTACTTGACTTCTTTGTTCTCTTCCATCTTGATGATTCATTTAACGAAACAATTAAATCTCGTCATAGAGATGAATTTACGTATGCTTCATTTTCTGAAGGTGAAAAACAAAGGATTGATTTGAGTCTTCTTTTTGCATGGCGACAAATAGCTAAGATGAAAAATAGTGCCAATACAAACCTTTTGGTTCTTGACGAGACATTTGATTCAAGTATGGATGCAGATGGGGTTGACAACCTTATTAAAATTCTCTATACACTTGGAAATGAAACAAACGTTTTTATTATTTCCCATAAACAGGATTTACTAGAAGGTAAATTTCCTGCTAAAATAGAATTTGAAAAGGTGAATAATTTTAGCCAAATGAAAAAAAGTGATTTACAATTAGCTTAAAATACAGTATAATAATTTGTGAACACAACAGGAATTAAATACGATTCAACAAAACCAGACTATAGCTTAGTTCCTCCGAATGCTCTCGACGACGTAGTAAAGGTTTTAACCTATGGTGCCCAAAAATATGACAGAAACAATTGGAAATTCCTTGAGAATCTTGATAATCGTTATTTTGCTGCAGCGCAACGTCACTTATGGGCCTTACAACGTGGAGAAACGACTGATGAGGAGACCGGCATTCATCATGCCGCACACGCAATCTGCTGTATGATGTTTTTATTGGAATTTTATTATTTACAAACTGCTAAAAATAGTGTAGAATAACTCAAGTTTATGAAAATCAGTAAAGAAACAATCGAAGTTTTAAAGAACTTTTCTGCCATTAATCCAAACCTTGTGATTAAAAATGGCAACAAGCTATCAACCATTGCGGATGCTAAAAATATTATGGCAAATGCAACAGTTGAGGAAACCTTCGATACCGAAGTGGGAATCTATGACTTAAACGAATTTTTGTCTGCACTCAATCTTATTGAAGATCCAGAATTGGACTTTGGTGATAATTCGGTGTCAATTAGAAACGAAAGAGCTTCTGTGAATTATCGTTATTCTGATCCTCTTATTCTTACATCTCCGCAAAAAGATGTAAATATGCCGGAGCCAGATTTCGAAGTAAAAATTACTTCGAATATTATTAATGAAATTCGTAAAGCAGGAGGTGCATTAGGACATGCGGTAGTCTCTATTGTATCAACTGAAGATAGTGATAAGGTATATTTGGAAGTAAAAGATCCTGATAATTCTTCTGCAAATACATATCGTCTTAATATTGGCGATGGAGAATCAAGGTCTTATGATTTCCAATTTCTTATTTCTAACTTGAAATTGCTACCAGACGATTATGAAATTTCAGTAAGTTCTAAACTTATTTCACAATGGAATGGTATAAATAACAAAACCCAATATTGGATCGCACTTGAAAAAAACTCAAACTATAACTCATAATATATTATGTCAGAAGAAACAAAAAATACTCCAGAAGTAACACAGGAAAATGCAGAACCTCAACTATCTGTTCAACAAATTGCAGCGGTCGTTCAGATCATTGATCTTTCGTCAGAGCGCGGAGCCTTTCGAGGATCTGAACTCTCTGCCGTAGGAAATGTCCGCGACTCTTTTGCGGCTTTTGTTGAATTTCATGTGCCAAAAGAAGAGAATCCGACGGATGCTCCTAGCACAGAGGGGACTGAGGAAACCTCGGAGTAACCAACTCGGCAACCTGGCTATGTTGTAAAACTGGCCATAACTTTAATAAAATTTTAGATTATGACTAAAAAAAATCCACAGAGAGCTTATATTAGCCTTGTTACAAATAAGAACGGAAGAACAAGTTCATCAAAACAATATTTTCATGTTTTTGGAGAAAATGGTGAAGCGTATCTTTTTACACATAGTGATATGGAAAAAGCTTTAAACCGTGCAAAGAAAAATCCAGAGGATGTATATCCTGTTCAATTTTCTGAACCTGAACCAAAGGTGATTGAAAAAGAAGTTGTGAAATATATCGAAGTTGAAAAACCAGGTATTTTTTCACGATTGACCAACATCTTTAAGTAATTTTTTGCTTCCTTAGCTCAGTTGGTAGAGCACGTGATTTGTAATCTCGGGGTCGTCAGTTCGAGTCTGACAGGAAGCTCCATATTTCTAATTCGGGTATAGCTCAGCGGCAGAGCGGGTGGCTGTTAACCACTAGGCCCTTGGTTCGAATCCAAGTACCCGAGCCATTTTTTTATGTACATTTAGGCTAAAATAGCCTATAATATATTTGTTTATGAGTAAAAGTGAATTCCTATGGGTTGAAAAATATCGCCCTCAAACTATCGAAGATTGTATTCTTCCTCAAAGTCTAAAAAAGACTTTTCAAAAGATTGTTGATACTGGTGAAATGCATAATATGCTTCTTACAGGATCTGCAGGTCTTGGTAAAACGACAGTTGCTAAAGCGTTGTGTAATCAATTAGATCTCGATTACATGGTTATCAATGCTTCAGAAGAAAGTGGTATCGACGTTCTTCGTTCTAAGATTAAGCAGTTTGCTTCGTCAGTTTCTTTAAATGGAGGTATTAAGGTAGTTATCCTTGATGAGGCTGATTACTTGAATGCGCAATCTACACAACCTGCTCTTCGAGGTTTCATTGAAGAATTTAGTGCTAATTGTCGATTTATACTTACATGTAATTTTAAGAATCGAATCATTGAACCCCTTCATTCACGTTGTTCTGTAATTGAGTTTAATACTACTAAAAAACAACTGGCAGAACTTGCTGCTGGTTTTATGAAGCGACTTCAAGATATTCTTACAGCCGAAAATGTAGGCTTTAATAATAAAATTCTTGCTGAATTGATTATGCGGTATGCACCTGATTGGCGTAGAGTTATTAACGAAGTTCAAAGGTATTCATCATCTGGTGAGATAACTGCTGATATCTTAATTGGTATGTCTGATCAGAATATTGCTGCACTTGTTGGTTATCTCAAATCAAAGGATTTTAAAAATATGAGATCTTGGGTGACTAATAATACAGACATCGATTCATCTGTCATTTTTAGGCGTATCTATGATACACTTTATGATTATGCACAACCGCAATCTATTCCGGCTATTATTTTAATCCTTGCTGATTATCAATATAAGGCTGCTTTTGTAGCTGATAAAGAGCTTAACACTGTGGCTTGTTTAACAGAAATCATGGCATCATCTGAATGGAAATGAGTAAATTAACACCATTCACTTTTATTAATTCGATCAACGATGGTCGAAAAGGAAAGCATTTATTAGAAGATTGTAAGGCAGATCATTCTCTTGAAATTACAAATCCAGACTCTCCTGATAAAGCATACGTTCCATTTATGATTAATCGTGGTTTGTCTTACTTTAAAGACACTATTCTATTTGCAAATGAAATGAATATTCACCATAATATTCCTAATCGTATGCAATATGATTTTTATCGTAATATCGTTACTGCAAAGCGTAGATTTTCTAAATGGGGGAAAAAAGCAAATGCTATGAAAGATGTTGAAATAATTCAGAAAGAATATGGATATTCAAGAGAGAAAGCAGAAGCTGTGTATCCATTATTTAATAAGAATGAAATAAATAAACTTTATAAGAAACACGATAAGGGAGGAAAATGAAAAAGAATACAATAAAACGCGTCTATTTTGTAGGAACAGCTTTGCTTTATATTAAATTATTTTCTTGGACTTTTAAAAAAATTAAAAAATAATGTGAAGTTTTCTTTTTTTATAAATACACTACATGAGTGAAAATATTATAGAATGGACACCACACAGCATGCTAGAGGTTCGTATTGATGAACCTGACGATTTTTTAAAAATAAAAGAAACTCTTACTCGTATTGGAGTATCGTCAAAAAGAGAACATAACACGCTTTATCAAAGTTGCCATATTTTACATAAGCAAGGTCGGTATTTTATCGTGCATTTTAAAGAACTTTTTCTCCTCGATGGAAAACCTTCAAATTTTTCTGAAGATGATTTAGGTAGAAGAAATACTATTGCAACTTTATTATCTGATTGGGGCTTATTGGAAATAGTTATTCCAGAATCTGCAAAGCCAAAAGTTTCTCTAAGAGCCATAAAGATTATTTCACATCGTGATAAAAGCGAATGGAATTTAGAAACAAAATACACGATTGGGAACGTTAAATCGTATAAATAAGTTTTGAATAGCAAGAAGCTATTTAAATTGGATGTCCGAAAGGAGTCCGCACTATTAACTCGCTTAAATAAGGAGATAAAAAAAATGACAACATACAATATTCCACATGCGTGGACAGTCGGGTTCGATTCCGTTTTTGACCGAATCGAAAAATTGAGTTCAAAACAGCCAACATACCCACCACATAACGTGGTGAAACACGATGAAGATAGCTTTGAAATTGCTATTGCAGTCGCTGGATTTGGTAAGAGTGATTTGTCTGTTAAACAAGAAGAAAACGTTCTTACAGTTTCTTCAAATGATTCCAATTTCTTTGGTGATAGCGAAATTATCCATAAAGGAATTGCAATGCGTAAATTTAATAAAACGTTTACGTTAGGTGAATACATTGAAGTTTCAGATGTATCTCTCACTGATGGAATTTTATCTGTATTTTTAGAGAAGAAAATTCCTGAAGAGAAAAAACCAAAATCCTTTGAAATTAATGACTAATTAAATAAGTATTGGTCCATATTGGTTAACTTTAACTCTCTTGAGGTAAAACTCAAGAGAGTTTTTTTATAAATAGAAATATGGCTATTTGGAATAAAGTAACACAAACACTTAATGCGAATAATACGCAACAATATGAAGTTGTAATGTTAGCTGATAAAGATGGAAATATCTTAAATACTAGCGGATCAGCATCGAATATACCTATTGCTTCTGGTGAAGTTTCTGGATATTCGCATATCAATAAATTTGGATACTCTGATGATATTTCTGATGGTGTTACAATTTGGGATGGCCAAACCGTTTATAGTTATTCAACATCTGCTGGAACAGTTACTGCATCTAGTTCATCGACAGATGATAATGGTGCACAAATAGAAATACAAGGTTTAGATTCTAATTACAATGTAGTCACACAAACTATTACTCTTGGCGATAACGCTGCAACTGATCTTTTAAGAATTTTTAGAGTAAAGGTAACAACTCCAGGTAGTGGTCAAGATACGAATGTCGGAACTATAACAGTAACTATTGGTGGATCAGATAGAGCAAAAATTTTACCTGAGAATGGTCAAACGCTTATGTGTTTGTATACAATTCCAGCTGGAAAGACTGCTTATCTATTGGCCTCCACAATTTCTGTTGATAAGAATACAGATGCTATTTTCCAATTATTTGCAAGACCATTTAACGGAGCATGGAATCTCAAAGGGCAGACGGGAACATTTGGTACTCCGTTTACATACCAGTATCCCGTTCCTCTTAAATTTGAAGAAAAAACCGATTTAGAAATACGCGGAGATTCTGGTAATACATGCGGCGGCGGTGCAATGTTTGACTTAATTATGGTTGATAATGAATAGCCAATTTTAGTATTTACAAATTTGTGTAAATAGGGTATAATACTCTCATGTTACTAGGTGGGTTTTATACGAGTGTCGAAAGGTTTGGAAATCATCTTCTCTATCGTGGTTACGATGATGATGGTAAAAAGATTTCTCATCGAATTAAA